GTCGAATCTTTCATAGCCTTGGTATAACCAAAGACAGCACGTTGGGCTTCTTTGTAACTAACACCAGCCTTAGTTAGTACTGATACAAGTTGTGTCTGACCTTTAAAGTATGCTTGATTAGTTAGCTTACCTTGATTCATAGAGTTGGATAGCTTCTTAGCCTCGCGCTCTACTTTAGCCATGGCTGTTTGAACTTTCAGTACATCTTGTGTACCTACAACCTTCACGTCTAGGAGTATATCAGCCATTTAGTCACCTTTAAGATAGAGAGTATCTAGTTTCTTTATTAGAGCCACATCATAAGGGTGTAACTCAGTATTAGTCATTATAGACCATGCATGTAGGTCTTGGTAAGTAATAGGGTTTGGGCCTGAGAAGCCCCCTGTCCTTGATTGGTGTAGCTGTAGAAAAAATGACCAGACGTGCATAAGAAGTTTCGGGAACTCTGTTGGGTTCTCTAGTCCTTCTGGTGCATATCCGGTCATCTTCCTCACTTGTTCTAAATGCTCTTTACTTGAGATACCCTTATCGTCTGTCTTATTAAGGGTAAACTCATGCTCTGCCCAATCACATAGTTGGGTACTCAGGCGGGAGTAAAAGCCTCAAAGGAATTAACCTTTTCTTGCACCTGTTCTGAGATCCAGAAACCAGCCTTAGAGTTGAATACCTCCTTAGCCTTAGCGGGTGTTAGTTTAGGCTTCTTACCACCAAAGGTAATATCCCAATCCTTAATAGCTTTAATCAGCAACTCTGTAGTAGACTCTTCCCAATCTTGGACAGTAAACTCTTTCTGCTGGTCTTTAATGCGCTTGTTAGCCTGTTCGTAAACCCCAGCTTTATACTCTTTAGTGTGAGGTGCATGGAGAGTAATAGTCATGGGGGTACCATCGTCATTCTCTAGTACCTTATCAGTACCAGGGTATTTGAGGGTCACTACGATTTCGTCTGTTGTTGGAACAATATTTGAGAGATCCATTCGGGTATTCCTTTTCGGGGTTTAAGAGGTTTCGGGTTATTTATTTTAACAGTGGGAGCAGCCACCCGACAAGCCACCCCCACCTACCTACCTAAGCAGGATTACGTTGTGTCTGGACGCTTGATTACGAGGTTGCTTTCTTCTGTAGCATCATAAAGAGCTACAAAAGAACACTCTACGAAACGACCCTCTGGGCCACCTACGTTAGCATCTGCACTGTTGATCTTAATGTAAGGGAACAAGAACACGTACTCGTTAGCACCAGATGGGTCATTAACGGATACTTGCAAAGCACTGTTGGTCTCATTCAGGAAACGGTTAATCAGTGTGGCATCATTAAAGAATGCTGTAAAAGAACCCTCAATAGTGGCACGACCATACTGATAACAAGGGGCGCTATCATCACCAATTACGAAGGTTGGAGAGAATGCGTTGTCTACACTAAAGTCAATAGCTGTAACAATAGCAGAGGCAGACAAACTACCTACATCACCAATTGAGAGATCACCGGAGTAAGCATCAAAAGGAGAGGCACCAGTAGAAGCAACTTGTGTTTTCTCTGTAGCACCGATGGACATATCCTTACCAAGCATAGACAAGGTAGTAGTAACCATCTGGTTAGGTGCAAGAGAGATACCCATAGAGGATACTGTCATACCTGTGAAGAGACGCGCTTGGTCAATATCAGCAGCATAGTCTTCAATAGAGAAGTATTTAGGGGTAGTACCAACCTTAAGTTCATCTGGCCCTACTGGTGTGTTATCCCACACGCCCATCATAGCACTTTCGAGCAGTGCATCATATTCACCATCACGAAGGTCAATAACAATATCACCACCTACTTGACGGTTGCCATGACGATCAACACGAGGCATACGATCCGCTTGGATGTCATTACCTTGAAGGCGATCTTTAGCTAGGTTCAGTGAGTGAGTGCTAAAAGGGAGGTTCTGAAAGTTACCTGCTGGTGTAGTACCAAAAGTACTTTCAGTGATAAAAGATAGGCTAGAACGTGAGCCTTGTGCAAATTCAGTCATTAGATTTTCTCCTTAGAGGAATTAAGAGTAGATGTACCAGCCAATACGAACTGGGATACAATAGTGCGAGCCTTGCTGAGTGCCGAGGTCTCTTTCTGCATACCGGATACTAAGAGTAGTACCAGCATTGGTTAGGTCAGTGGTTGCCTCAAAGGCGTCTATAATGAGGTCTGCAAGGTCATCACCTGTAGCTGGTCCGTTGCCTTCGGGTACACAACATTCAACTAGGAAGTATCCTTGATAGTACATTTGAGGATTAAGACCTCTTACGGCTGGTTCTCTTACTGTTGGAACCATTCGAACTCTTATGTACGGTGAGTTTGTAGTAGGTGTAAAACTAACATTCTCCCATGCAACAGAAGGGATACCTACTACTGAGTTTAGGGTGACTTCAAAGGTTGCTCTTATTTCTTCATAAATACTAGCCATTATCTGAATTTATCCTTTGCTGCACCAAACACCTGATACCTAGCCTCTACTTCTGTAGCATGAGGTGCACCATTCTTGAATTGTATTTTATTGCTTTTTAGTACCTTAATACGCTCAATGTCATTACGCATGAGTGAGTAGGCTGTATTACGATAAGATGCCATATCCTGGTTTCTGGGTCTACCATCAGAGGATACCCTACGAATGGATCTACCCCCAGAGGTGTCAACAGAGAAACTCTCAGCATAAGCACCTGTATCAACAGGAACCCTGAGTGTTAGGGATAAGGCTATACCATTAAGTTTAACCTTAGCCTCTTCCTCTGTATCTTCCATAGCCTTATCTAGTTTAGCTTTGATAGATGCCTTGTTGATTTTAACTGCCATTACTCTCTCACCTGACATATATAACAGACTAAGACATCAGAGTTATAAATCTTCTGGATAGCCTTAATTACTACAGTATCACCTACAGACAAGATCTGATCTTCATTATCAGGTTCAGGTGTAGCAGTACCAGAGGTGTCCCTTGGGGCAATAAGAACTTTACGATCCCCCATGAGAACACTATCATTATTTATCTCACTAAGACCATAATCAGCGAAGTACATCTTAACAGTTACATCAGTGTCCACTACAGAGCCTAGAGCACCCGTAGAGGGGTCATACGTACCAGAAGACTTCTTACGCAATGTAGCAGTCTTACCGCGCCTCTCTAGTAGTGTCTGGAGGTTGTAGGACAGCATGTTAGTATTCTCCAGTGTATTCTGTGTCTAAGAAAGAGAATTGATCCCTTCGGATACTAGATCCAAACCTGTCTGTGTTATCTCGTACTGTCTTCATAGTCGCCTTAGATAGACCACCAGCAGCAAAACCAAGACCCCCTGAAATAGACTTAGCTTGGTAGTCCAATTCAGAGGCTAGATCACCGTAGTGTTTCTGCAGTTGACTGTAACTCTCTGAAAGTTGTCCATCTAGTTCTACATCAACAAGCCTAGCAAACTTAGCTGCAATACCTTTAGCAACCCAAGCTGCTGTAGAGTAGATATTACTACCATTTTGGTCTAGTGCAAAAGCAATCTCTTCGTCCTGGACCTGTTGGTCATTAGTGTTAGTATCACCAATAAGGAACCTCACTGCGTCAAGACGTTCCGCATCTGTAGTGGTGCCAAGGTTAGTAGCGTCATATGTCCAAGTCACTTTTGGTATCCTTTAGTTCAAAAATAGGGAGAGGTTAGTAGATTAATGCCACTTCCAAAGAGTGACTGCAAAGAACATAGCTAATCTTGTAATAGATCCGACACCTGAGACTTTAAGTGCTGCTTGAAATACACCACCAGCAGTAGGTCTATCCCATCCAGCACTTAACATGTGATCGTGAATAGCTGCTGCTTTAAGGTACTTGGGGTTATGGGGACTTAGTATGAACCTTAAACCTCTTGGGATAGATACATCAAATTCAAAACCACTTGGTACTACATAAGTAAAGTTACTACCAAGTTTACCCAAGTCAAAAGAAATTGGCTCTGATGAAAGGTATTTAGCACCTCTTAGTCTTACACACCATTCCTTGTCTTTTGTAAAGTCACTCACTGTAAGCAATAACATCTGCAGGAGTATTGTCCACAACCGCTTGGGCTGCTACACGTTCTGCATTATCAGTCTCAATAAGAGGGTTTGGCACCATTTCTGTTCCGGTGACTTCACCTGTCTCTGGGTCTGTTACATCTTGCTCAACTTCTGCTTCAAGGGGGTCAATGGCTGCTGAGACCATGACGCTTTCTGTGATCGGTTCACCCGTCTCTGGGTCAAATTCACCTGTCGGCTGGTCTTCCCAAATCTCCCCACGACCAACTTCAAGGTGTACTTGGGTCAGACGAGAGGTAGCTGTCTTATATGCCGCAAGTTGAGCATTAAAACTATTAAGTGCCAAGGTCTCTTGCAGGTCAGCATTAAATACATTCAGTGCAGCAATAGCCGCTTGGGCTTTAGCACCTGCAGGGTCCATCATGATTGCAAACATCGCATCATCCCGCATTTCTTGGGGATACCCACGCGCTGCCATTGTTGGCTCTTTTGCCCGTTGGATTGTTGCGGAGGATACAGGGGCGTCACCCTTCTTGATGTTGATAATCAAAGCCATGGTTTATGCTCCTGCCCAGATTGAAAATTCAGTTGATACGCCGGGGGCCACGATGGGCTTGATGAACGTCTGCCCGCTGTCTGTGATTTCTGTGTAATCGCTGGGGTGCAGGACAACGCCATCACGTACAATCATGCCACGTTTGCCGACCTTGTAGCCGTAGGGCAAGCGCAGCCATGGGGCATCGTCTGAGGGGTCGGCTTCGTAGATGGCAACATTGTCGATCCTTGCAGTAAAGCCTGCCGCTGTGAAGATAATATCTCCAGCGGTGCCGCCAAGTATTGTTTCGGTGTATGTTCCGTTTGCGCTGCGGCTTGTACCGTTGCCGTTTGAGGAAGTGATAAAAACTGTACCTGCCGAATAAGATGAAACCTCATAAGACGTGTAGTAAAGCCTACCTGACTGTAGTTTGCCGCCTTGAGCCAGATTTGCAGAAGATGGGTTTGCAAGTGCAGTACCAGACCCAATCGTCCAGCCTGTTCCTTTCGTCCAACCCGTGTCGGTATCAAAGCCACCATTGGTCACAAGGTTTGTGAAGTCACACCTAACCAAGTCAGGGGAAACCCGTTGTTTAAGGCCAGCAAGTTCTGCCAGCTTTTCGCGCAAGTTGAGTGCGGGGGATGTGCCTGCTGCTGCCATTTTACTGTCTCACAATTCTGCTGTCATTAGCGCTGATGGATGTTGTCACTGCGGTTGCGTCCTCAGA